GCAACAATCATGAATCCAATTGCTATAACCATCATAGTCTTCCCCAATATCAATTCCATTCTTTCCATTAGTTAAACACCAAAATGTTATTCCTGCAATTTCTACATCATCTGCATTGATTATCAGAATATCATCTGTGCTTGTCGCGCTCGAAAGTCCATTTGAAGTTGGCACTCCACCAGTTGTTGGTCCGAAGATTTTTAGTCCTCTTTGTGTTGAAACAATCTCTATCGTTGCTGCTTCTTGATAATACCCTCTTCCCATGAAAATTGTATCATAAGCTCCAGCTGCTGCAACTGCTTCAGTCAATGTCAAAAACGCAGTATCCCAACTTAATCCGTCTCCGGATGCTGCTGGCGATGTCTTGTTTTTGTCAACATACCAAACTTGTGAATCCTTAACTACTTGAAGTCCTGCTCCAGAAATTCCTTGATAAAAAGTATTTCTACCTGTCCAAGTTCTGTTTCCAGACATTATTCCACTTACTGTTCCGTCTCTTACCATTTTATGTTAAAAGACAGACTACTTACAATAAAGTATGATGGTTTTTGCTCCAGTATCCGAACCGCCCAATGTAACTACTAAAACTCCACTTGTTACGACTGTTGTTGGTGCTTGTGAAACAACTACGCTTCCTGTTGTAGTCTGGTCATAAACATCAATAGCCAATAAAGTTGTTGCTCCGTAATCATTCAAGTCGATTTGAACTGTGTCAGTTCCACCTATTACAGTGTCTGCCAGTTCCCACATCAAACACTTAACTCCTGCGTTTGGTGCTACTTGTGTTACTGTTCCTACTTCTCCTAATGCTGTCATTATTTTACCTCCATTTTTTCATTTAGTTGTTTGTTAATCCTTATCGTGGATTACTCGCCCTCTGAAGCTGCCGAGGATGCCGAGATATTTAAAAAATAAATAAATTACTGTTCGTTTACAATATATTATCTATGAACGCGTTGAACGCTGGATTTTTCATCACTAGACACTGGTACTGTTTCAAGAAGAACTTATCCGAATCGTTGGTTTTACCCATTGCTTCGTATGTAGTATCTTGTAGTACACGCATCTCGATGTAATCTGTATCAAGGAAATAGATTTGTTTTGCTCCTGAAGTATTGCTTAGGTATTGTGATGGGATCAGTGGAACTGCTCCAACCATTGTCCAAAGAACTACTGCAGAAGGAACACCGAATGGCAATACACCAGCTGGGACATCGCTTGGATTATATCGATATGTATCAAGTATAATCTTTCTTACGTCTCTAATAGCTGAACTAGAACCAATTGCTAACTTAACGTTTCCGCTGTCATCAAATGAATTCTGGCATGCCTCTTCGATTGAATCGAATGTTAGTGCTGCTCCGTCCAAATCTACAACATTTGTTGTCCCCTGTAACTTTACGATACCGGAGAACTCTGTTGGATCTGTGGATGCGTCACCATTTACGATCAAACTCTCTTCCAATTCCTTTAGTGCTCTTGCTGCGGTTAATACTCTTAATTGCATAGCGTTACCGGCTGCAACGTTTCCGAATGCACTACCGCCTAACCCTGAACCAGTACCTTGGAAACCTTCAAGAACGAACGCAGGTTGCGCTGCTCGTGCAGGTCCAGTAACTCGACCAACTGAATAAAGGAATTTAATCGGTGTGGAGTAACGATCTATTGTATCGTCAGCTTCTCCGAATGCTGCATCTTCATATGCAGTAAACGCCGCGCCTTTTTCAGTGATTTCGTTCCAGTCAGCATACATTCCCAAGTTTGTAACTCGAGGAATCAACTCAACCAAAGGTGTTCTCTTCCTAGTCTGATCAATCAGCATAGGAGATAAATAAACCGGAATCATTGCATATCCTGCAGTGCCGGCTCCACCTTGTGTTGTAGTGGTAGCTTTCATGTTGGCTTGTAGCCTCAAATCTTCTCCACTTACTGGGTCCCAATATTTAGTCTTGCTCTTAAGATTAGCGAACGATTGGTAGTATGCGTCCTGGAAGTCCAGTCCGTCCATATTTCCTGTGAATGCTTGTCCCATTTTTAGCAAAGATCTAAAGGATCAACAGATTTTAAATTCGCTTCAGCTGCTTTTTTATCTACTTCATTAATATTGTTACCCATTGCTTTTCGTACGGGTTGTTTTAAAGCTTCTGTAATCTTTGATAGTTCGCTTTTCATTTCTGCTTGCGCTTCTTTCATAGATACATTATCTTTTGCTACAACGTCGTATTTCTCTTTCATGGATTTCAAATCTGCTGATATAGATTTTAGCATCTCAAGTGATTTACCTTCAACATTTTCAGAACTTTCTTCATTTTCAGCTTCTAGTTCTTCTTGTGTTTTTTCTGTCATCTTAGAATTTTTTGTGTGTAATTTAGTTATATCTTTCGATTTCTCGATTGAATGTGATTTGTTTTTTACGACAAGTTGTGATTGAACGCCTGGGTCTAGTGCCTTTCTTTTCTTGTACTCTTCAAGCGCGTCCATTGATTTTGTGAATACTTCTGACATTTGGGCTTTTGTGTTACATGGGTTTCCTGTCATTGCTACGTTAAGCAGAATAACATCGTTAAGCATACGGATTGATTTTCCTTCTTTTTCTTCGTAGGAGATGTCGGTTGGTAAAAATGCCACTGAGAATGCATCTAAATATTTTTCTACTAGATTTCCTTTGATTGTATTATAGTTTGGATTAAATCTGTTAATTTCACACTTGACACTTGTGCTGAATCTTCCTTTGCCTAGGTCCTTAACCGTTGCATCGATTATCTTTCCGGCTGGTATTTTGGTTTTGTTGATTTCTTTTTCTTCATCGTTATCTCCTTTGAACGCTTCGTGCTCTAAATCTAATTTCATATTTCTTTCTAGAATTTGTTTTTGCATTGATTTTTGACAATTCTCTGTCATGATGTCATTAACAAAATCTATATCGTTTGTAGATATATCACCCTCGACGAATAGGTGTTCTTCTCCCTTCAAATTAACTATATTTACATTCAATGGAGTAGTAAATGTGAAACTTGCTTCTTGATTCATAATTGCTTTAAATCAAAATTCATTATAAACCTACTTTCAAAATTTTAGAAGTATTATTAAGCACCTACCCGGAGTCAAACCGGGAGCCACTCCTTACAAGGGAGTGATGTTATCGTTATACCATAGGGGCATTATCTTTTTAAAAGTTTCTGTTCTTATCCTGAACTGATACTATCTTCATCTTCCTTATCTAAGAATAGTAAAACTGACCTGCAACGGGGATGTGAAGGGGGAGCTTGTCCAGACCAATCCTTATAATGAAAATCTTCATCTAATCCTACTACTTGTCCATCCAAATGCTTGCATAAATCACTTGTTCGTTCATCATGTGCTGAGAGCCATTGCTTTTTCATATCCAATCCAGAACCCTTCATTGCTAGTAACTTTCCTTGATTTTCTGCCCTGCCGACCTCTGTTATAGCTATAACTTCTGCTCTAACTTCTCCAACATTAAAAACTTTAGAAACTCTATCTTTTAGTTTTGGGATGCTTTCTCCGTTTATTATTCCTCTACTTAGTTCTGCTTTCAAATCATTTGCTATTTCTTCTGTCATTCCTTTTACATTTTCGAATGTATGATTTTGTAAAAATTCTAAAGCTTTGTAATTCATTGGAATATTTTTATTAATTTGTTTTTCTGATTTATCCCATCCAGAATTAAACTTTTCTCCTATAACCTCATCAACAATTCCCTTAAATGAGAATATTTGAAATATCTTCTTAATTAATACTGGCAAATCATCAATACTCTTAATCTGCATTAGTGGTTCGTCTTTTCCTTGGGAGTCTAATAAATCGAACACCTTTTCTTTGTTACTTTTTAATAAATCTGTAATTTGTTTTTTAAGTTTCTTTTCTTCTGGTCCTATCTCTTCTCCTAGTTCTAGTGTATTTGGACTATCTGTTGTAATTGCTTTCTTAATATCATCTGGCTTGTCTCCCTTTGCCGGCTTTCCTGACATTTTATCACGAGTGTTTTGGCTATCTCTATTAATCTTGTCTGAGTCTTGCTGTCTTGGGTCTCCTACATTTATGTTTGTTCCTTGATTTGGGCTTCTCTCTCCTGCGTTCTTATCTCCCCATTCTACATCGTCTAGTCCTTCTGCATTACGAACTTCGTTGATGGTCTTTAGGTCTGCTTCGGTCTGCATTCTATACAATCCCCATTTCTTTGTTTCTTCGTCAATATCGAAAATTTTGTATTTGTAACGTACACCCTCAACACCAAACTCCGGGATTATTTCTGTGTTGACATGATATTCGATTAATCTTAATAGTGGATAAATAATCCTTTTCTTTGCTACGCTTGTTTGTACGATTTGGTTTGCTGCACCGCTTGAGTCTTCTGTAAACCCCAGTTCTGTTGCTGTGATTCCGAATGCTCCCCAGACTAATTTTGACCACCACTTTTGTGATTCGATTAGTTCGAGTTCTTGGTTTGTGAATCCTAATCTCTCGAACTTCGGCATCGTGTTAACCATTGGTAATTTATGGTTTGTGTGTTTCCAGTTTCCTAATTCATCTTGAACCTTTTGCTGTTGCACCCATTGTTGTCCAAATGCTTTCATATCTGCACTTGTCATTCCTTCTAATCCCAAGACTCCTGGAGGGATTGAGTTGTCATTAAAATATTCCAATTGACTCTCTACTGCGTAAATTAAAGTCTGAACGGTTTTTGCTAGAATTTCCATACTAGAACGTCCGTATAGATTATCTGTTCTTACTTTTTTCTCGAACCAAACTATTTCACGCCTTCCAAATGGTATTGGTCTTGCTCCTGTATTAAATCCATATTGAAAATAAGCCCCTTCTTCATGTGCGTCAGTAGCAGTCATTTCTGCTTGAATAGCAGGGTAGTCCATTTGTTGAGTTTGAGTTTCTCCTTCCCCTAGAATATTTTTCATTAAAATTAAATCTGCTCTACTTGTATAAGTTCCATAAGGATCAGGATTTTTTGTGAACGCCATTCCATCTCTAGAATAAATTTCAACCATTTCTCCAAAAATGTTAAAAACTTTAGTAATAATTCCCGAGTTAATTTCCAATAAGTCTGGCAACATCATTCTTATAATTGTTTCCCAACTCTCTTTGTTTGTGTTTGGGTTATAAAAAAATTCCTGGATACGTTCAATATCTTTTTCTTTTCCTGGTATTTCGTTACCTGCTCTATCCTCTGCCACTATTTCCCACTCAACTGAACACACTTCGTCTATGATTGCAGTAGTACACATATCAACATAAATACTTGTAGCAAGTTGTCTAAAATAATTTAAATCTTTATATCTTGGGTATCCAAATGGAGCCCTATAAAAAAAGTTTGGAATATATGCTTTTGGAAGTCCGTCTCTAGTTTCTTCAAATGCCGTCACAACACTTGTTCCTTCTTGTTTTTGAATTGTGTTTGCTTGGTTGTATGGTCCACTTGGTCGTTTTCCTAGTGGCTGTAAAACTGACTGACTTCCTGATTCCCAAGGGCAATTTGAGAATATACTTGCCGATTTTCGTTCCATGAATATGATTTTTTGAGGAGGGAGCTTATGTTAATAACTCAGCGATAATTAAATTAAATTAAATAATTTTATAAGCTTTGTTATAATTTTATAAAAGATTAATTTCTAAATATTTTTTATTTTAATAAGTAAATTATATAATATCAATCCCTTTTCTGTATAATGTATAATAATTCTTCTCCCAAGTTTTTCTTTTTTAATTAATCCAATTTCTAACAACTTTAAAATTACTGGATATATATTTGATTCTGAATATTTAATTTTTCTAGACATTTCTCTTATAGATTTATGCTTATATCTATAGATTTCCATAAATATATCTGGTAACTTTTTTGTCATTAATAAATTTTTTATTTTATTTTCCATTGTTATTTTTATACGAACTCGAGCAATCTTTACATTTAAATATAATTTTTGTAACTCTTAATGTTGGATATAATTTACCACATTTGCTACAAATTTCATCCTTTCTTCTTATTATGTGTTTACAAAATGGGCATTTCATATTTTAGTTCAAGTGCGAATAATTAGGAGGTTAACCATCCTGCAAGTAAGAGCAGGGCGGTAGCCTTACGGTACTACCCCTCCTAATTATAAGCCTCCTCGAATTTAATTCTTAGAGTTATAACTTTTCCTTCTTTTTCAATATTATCCAAACATTCTATTTCCAATAATTTTTTTTCCTTTTTGTCATTGAACTCCAGACTAATGAAATAATCATCTGGTATCTTTCTTAGTATTTGTTTTAATTCTTTTATTTCCATTTTAATATAACTCACCAAATTCTTTTCTTAAGATTATATTTATTAATTGTGATTTTGTAAACCTTTCATAATATCTTATCTTTTCATTCTTTAATTCTTGTATTGTCTTTAATTCCATATTCCCATTTTAGTTCTTCTCCGTTTAACAAGCCTTAAGCGAATGTTTATTTAGTAATAAATCTCTTTTTGTATTAAATTCTTCAACTACTCTTTCATTCTCTGCTACCTTTTCATTATAGTCTTTACGCCAACAAGCATAACATACACATTTATCTTCTATCACATCCTTTAGTAAACTAACTTCTCCACAAATCTCACATGGTCTTGGACAAGACACTAAACTATAATTTTCTCCTAACATCCTAAATGCACCTTTTGCAAATCCAGACTTTGTTTTATCATTTATTCCCATTTTAGTTCTTATGCGTCTTTCTTTTAATTTCGTATTTGTAAAGTATCTTAGGTTTTCCTTTTTCTACTATTGCTTCACCAGTCTTTACAGCCTCTCTCATTTTGTATGAGTATGGTCTATCTATTGTTAAACTTCTTGGATGGTCTTTTAATCCTTTCAATATGTGCGCTATCACATCAACTGTCCATCCATTACCTATCGCCTTGAATCTCTGATTATCCGTAATTCCTTCTGTGTATCCTTCTGGCAATGTTTGTAATTTTTCTGAATGCTCTGGTGTTAAATAGAATAAATCATCTCCATTCTTTATTGTTTTTCTTTGATGTCCTCCAGATAATGTTGTAAGAGTTGGGTGTTTTCCTCTAACATCATATATCCTTTTAGCCATATCAAAGTTATTTCTCTTAATCTCAAATTCGGTTATCTCTTTATCGTATTTGTCTGAATCAATTCCAAATAATTCTTTTAATTTAAACCATGAGTTTTCATCTGGGATTGCGAAAGAACTATCTAATCTAAACCAATGTTCTGCTTTTGTTATAGATATGCTGCAATGGTCTGCTATTTCCTTTATTGTTTTGTTTTTAAATTTTCTAAGGTATTTACAAAGTTCTAGCTTATCAATATAATATTTTCTAACCTTTACATCAAAATCAGATTTAGTCATAATTATTCTGTCTTCATTAGAATCTACTTTGATTCCTAATACATCGCTTAGATAAATTTTCTTATCCTCTATTTGCATATTTTTAATTGGTATGTTTGTCCAGTATAATCTTTTTCTTTGTTGTGCTGACACTAAAGCTGAATCAATTTCTATGGGCTCTACTCCCAATGCTTCGGTTATTACATCTCTCCATTCTTGCTTCATCTTCACATTTTCTAACATAAAATACTTTGGTTTTACTTCTTTCAATATCCTGACGAACTGCCAAAACAAACCACTTTTTCCGTCAAATCCATCTCTCTTACCTGCATTAGAAAATGATTGACAAGGGCTTCCTCCTATCAATAAATCAATGTCAGTTAGGTTTTCTGATTGCACTTTAGTCACATCTCCAACCTGTAATGTATTTGGATAATTCTTTTTAGTAATTTTTATAGCTTTCAAATCAACTTCCGAAGCGAAATAATTATCAACTTTTATTCCTGCTCTTTCTAATGCAACTTGTCCACAACTAATTCCATCGAATAAGGATAATACATTAATTCCCATTTTCGTCTCCTTCACAGTTTGCGTCCTTATATTCTTCTGTTTGTTTATTTTCCATATTACTATATTTTTATATTACTATGTTATTATATTACTTTTTTCTTTTTCCATTGTTTTTGATTATAAAAGATGTGGTCTTACGTGTTACTGCCACATCTATTTAGTGTATTACCTTTGGGTGGTTCACCGTTCATTACAAGCAAACGGCGAGATTCGAACATCGCCTTACCCCTGACGGGGCGCACCTTCCCATATGGTGCTACTCGTTTGCCCTCAATCTCTAAAATCGAACACTAGGAAAGAGATGAGTATGAGTTTTCCCTAAACCTGGGAGCTAGTTAAATTAATCTTTAGTTTTTGTAAGTCTGAGCATCTGATTGCTTCCTTTAAAGTTGGTATTGAGTCATTAAAATAATCTCTATCTACTATATTTATTCCTCCATTTTCATAAACTTTAATAATACATCCCTTTTCATCTTTAAACACTTTAGGCCATTGTTCTTTAAACTTGAAAAAGAAGCTTTCGTCTGAGCAAAAAAATTTTCCGTTATTAATATCATTTAACATAAATTCTTCTCTAGATATCTCTTCAAGCTTATCTTTCATTAGCTCTTTAAATTCTTCTTTAGTTACCATTTTCTAATTCAGAAACCGCCAATTTATATCCATCAGTGCATAATCTAATAGCATTACAAAAGAACTCCTCACATTCTAATTCAGTCATTACTTTATTGTCTGTCATTTTTTGAATCCTCACATTTTGCGTCTTCTATTAATTTATGTTTTCTAACTTCAACTATTCCACTTTCTTCAACTCCGATAATTTCTCTATCTTCTTTTGTTAGAGAAACTCCTTGCTGTGTTCTTGAAAGTTGTTTAACTTTTTTTGTTATTGTGTTTTCCATAAAATATACACGTCTATTCCCTTTTTAAAACTTTCTATTCTCTTAAAATTCTGTCGCCAACCATTTTTATTTCTTTTCCGTCTTTTGTTATGGTTCTTATATTTGAGTCTCCATAAACTTTGAATTTTTCTTCACTGCTTGATATTACTGAATCTGGGAACGCCCAAGCTCCTTCGTTTGGGTTAATCTCAAAATACATTCTCATCATCAAAACATCTCCTGCATCTGTGGATCTGTTTAAATCCCCTTTGTCTTTTAGTTCCTGTTTTGAGACTACTCTCAGAGTTGTGTCTTTGTCAACATCCATTTGTTTCATCACTTCTAAATCTTCCACAATTAAATCTTTAATCTTAATTGGCAGTTTTCTATAAATTCCTATCATTCCTGCATTCACATGATTTGCCAGTAAAAACCAGCACTGACTTCTCAAATTCTTATAATTGTGAGTTCCTTTTTCATCTTCTGTTTCTTTCTTCTTTTTGATTGGAGCAGCATTTGCCACAAATCCAACAATCTCTGGCATTCCTTTTTTTAGTCCGAATCCTACTCCTATCTCATCCACTATGCAATGACTCCTGGGTATTTGTCTGTCTGTCAAAATCTTATCTAATTCTTCAACACTCAACCCCACATCAAATTGTAGAAATTCAGTAATAAATAACCCTTCCCAAATTGAAACCATACAACTATCTCTTCCAAATCCTGCCTGATCAACCACACAATACTTTTCCCCTCTTCTTGCTTCATTTGTGAACATGTCAATTATTCTGTCATAATCAAATATTTTCGTAGGATCATCATCATACTCCCAATTTCCGTTTAAAAGTCTTTCACGATTCTTTGTGTCCAGTTTCTTTAAATTTTCGATGTAGTGCACTGAAATAAAAGGATTATCATAAACACTTGCTGGGATGTATGCTTTGAAATGTTCCAGTTCATTATCTCTCCATCTCTTATAAAAATCTCTATAAATAAATGTTTTACACGGATTGCTTCCCATTGCAATCTTTGGAATTAACTTAAACTGATCTAATTTAAATCTCATTCTTGACCTTATGATTTGGTACGCCTGTTCAGTAATATCCCCCATCTCATCAATAAATCCATCTGTGTATTCTGTGGACCCCAGACTTACATATTCAGGATCACTTGGATAATAAAATAAATCCTTCAAATATTCTTCACTTCCGTTTGCGAATTTGATTACTCCCTTCATTTCATTGTATTTGTAATCTGTGCCTAATTTCAGACCCAATAATCCACACACTTCAAAAAATGTCAATAAAGTACTTGCCTTCAGGTCTTTTAATCTTGCTCTTGCCAAATAACCTCTACTTCCTGGATATCTGATTCTCCTTAAAATTTGCCATAAACATCCCGTGAAGGATTTGCTCCCTCCTGCAGCTCCTCCCATAAAAACCTCAGTATGAACATCATCTTCTAAAACCCTTAAAATTTCTTCTTGCTTTTCAGACAGAATTAAATTAACTACTTGCATTCTCAATCACACCCTTTGCTTTTTTGATTTCCTCATTTGACTTTGTGATTAAATTAATTGTTATTGGAACATCTCCCACATGCTCGATTTCTGTTTTTTGCCCATATCCTCTTGCTCTTCCTTTTTTAGAATTAAGCAATAACCATTTGCTCTCATCTGTATCTTTGTGCACCATTACATCGATTGCCACATTGTCCTCCGCCATATCATACAATAAATCGTTTTCTTCTTCATGGAGTAGTTTCATGTCTAGGTTTCTTTGTAGAAATAAACTGACCGCTTGCCTTGAGACTTCCAGTTTCTCTGCTATCCTGGATTGATTTCCGCCTGTGTTCTTCAGTGCTTCTTTAAAGTTTTTCTTTGTTATTCTTGTCATTTTGCTTGTTTTAAAATATGTAATCCTATCTCTGGATCAACACAATTTCTTTTTAATTTATTCTTCTCATCTGTTCTTCCGGTCTTTGCACTTTTAACATGTCCGAATCTTCCAACCTTATCCAACTTTCCAGAATACCCTTCAATATTAAAATTACACCATAAATAATGCCTTCCTATGCTTTGGGGCTCAATCATTGGAGGATAATAACTTTTAACATTTTCCACACAAAACTTTCCCTTACAAAAAGCCATTAAAAAGATTATTTCTTCGTAGAGTTTCATGTTTGGGTATCTCACTGTTCCTTGTGCATTTAAAAAATAACTTGTAACACTATGGGAAGGGCATGGAGGACTACTCCAAATAAAATCAAATTCCTTATAATGTTTTAAAAGATATTCGTGTGCATCTGTTATAATGACCTGGTCTTTTGGAAATTCTTTTTTATAAATCTCTGCAATCTTTTCGTCATATTCTACTGCAGTTACTTGGTGTTCATCTCCCCAGAGTTTTCTATTTCCTCCGATTCCTGCGTATAAATTTAGTATTTTCATTGTTTTTCCTTTGTTTTTGTCAAGTTTGTCAAGTTTTACGCTTAAACTTACTTTAATTTTGTGTATCTGATGGCTCTTTGGGATTGATTTCTGGCTTGTTTAGGTCTGCTTCTGGCTCTTTTTTGTCAATTCCGTGCAATTTCTGGGCCTTTTTATTGGTATGTTTCTCCCATCTATCGATTATGTGGCTGCAGAATGTTGGATCTAATTCGATTGTGTAGCACTTTCTTCCTTTTTCTTCACATGCCATCAGTGTACTTCCGCTTCCCGCAAAGGGATCGAGTATCTTGTCTCCTTTCTTTGAGCTGTTTAGGATTGCTCTTTGTGCAAGTCTTGTTGGCTTCTGTGTTGGATGAATGTAATCTTTCGTTGAATCTTTCTTTATGTCCCATACTGTTGATTCTTCTTTTGTTTTGTTTACAAATCTTATTAATTCTTCAATGCTCATTTCTTCCGGGATTATCTTTGTTAGAGTTGTTTTGTTTGCCCTGGTCCCAAACCATTCCGGGTTTTCATTCATTCTTGAGCAATAAAACATCGGCTCATGACACCAGTGGTAGTGCGAGTGCCCCAAGATGTGGTGTTTGTTCCAGATTAATTGTTGTTTCACTTGTAATCCTGCATAATTTAGAGCTTTTTCGAAGATTATTTGGTTTGAGCTTGCGTGGAATACATAAACTGCCCCGTTCTTGATTAAATATTGATTGATTTGCACAAAACAGTCTTTTAACATATTGTACAATCCGTCTCCTTCAATTACTGACCAATCTCTTCCGTTTGGGTTGTTTGTTCCGGAATAACTCACTCCGTATGGCGGATCGGTGAAGACACATTGGATGTCTGTTCCTTTTGGCATTAACTTTTCATAGGTCTCTGCTTTTGTTGAGTCTCCGCAGATTAATCTGTGATCTCCTAATTGATAAAGGTCCCCAATTTCGATTTTGTGCTTGGGATCAATATTTCCCATACTAATCTTTTCTTTTGGATCAAGTATTTTGTCAATCTCTGCTTCTGTGAATCCTGTAAACTCCAAGTGACTCATTGATTCGAACTCTACTTTCAATAAGTCCAGATCCCATTGTGCGATTTCACTTGACTTGTTGTCCATTATTCTGAATGCTTTTACTTGTTCCGGGGTTAGTTCTTCTGCATAAATCACTGGCACTTCTGTTAATCCAAGTTTTTTGGCTGCCCTGAGTCTTGTGTGGCCCACAATTATTTCATTATTCTTGTCCAATACGATCGGATTCTTAAAACCGAACTCCTTTATTGATTTTTCCACTATCTCCACTGCTTTGTCATTGTTCCTTGGATTATTCTTATATGGGATTATATCCTCAATCTTGATATATTCGATTTGTAGTTTTTTCATTGTTGTCTATCGAGATTTTCTTTTAATTGCTTGTGTTGTTTCATCATCTCCTGGAACTTTTCACTGTCTCCGTCTTGTGCGTCCGGGTGAAGTTCTTTTGCTAATTGTTTATATTTCAATTGTAAATGTTCAAGATTTGTTACTTCACTAAAATATCTTACTTGCATTTTTGTTTCTTGTCCTGGCGCCGGCAAAGCTTTAAATCCTGTGAATAACCCATCTAAAAATTCAGAACCTCCCCATCTCTCTAATCCTCGAATTGCTTTTATTGATAAACATAAAGCCCAGATGTTGTGTTCGATTCTATCCCACTTGTCACAAGCCATTGTTTTTGGTTCTCCGTTCAATTCAAAATAAACCGCTATTCCTGAGTCTTCTATTCTCTGATTTGCCCATGGGCCCATGTTATCTTTCTTTTGTCGGAGGTCGCTTGTGATGATTACGTTCTTTGCGCCTAGTAGTTTTAATTCGCTTGTCAACTCATTGCTTCCTTTGGTTATGCTATGATTTGCGAAGTTGGCCCTTTTTTGGTTTTTTGTTCTTGGTTGTTGATTTGGCCATTGAAGTGGTTCTTGAAATATCATCTTGACAACACTCCAATCAAAACAACATCAGGTATCCATGTTATTAAAAGTCCTAATAATGCCAAGGGAGAAATTCCTCCCAATCCAACGACTGCAATTAAAGTAATACTTATTATCATTGTCCTGTTATTTTCCTCATTATTAATTTTGTGTTTGCTACTGCGATTGCTGTTGCAGCGTTTAAATTTTTTATGTTTGCTTCTCTTTGTTGTATTTCTGTTTCCATTAGTTTTTTATTTTCTTTTGTTTGATGAAAGATTCCCCATGTTGCTATTGAAAATAATATTAGAATATAAATTCCCAACTTAACTACAAATTCGGAATTGTAATTAAATAAGAAATATATACAAGCAATAATGATTGCTGCGTTTGCTAGGTTTTGTGGTTCAGTCATGTTATTTTGCGCGGTTGATTTTACGTGTAAAAACGATATTTTACTACTAATCATCCTTTTTGGGCGGTTTATTTTGCCTGTTATTTAAAATAAAAAAATAAAAATTGTTTTGAAATTAAAGCTTTAATCGTGTTCCGATAGTTTCTTTAATATCGTTGATTTCTTTGTTAACTATTTTTAGTCTTTCTTCAGTTGCCTCGATTTCTTTTTTGGATTTCTCCGCTTCGTCTATTTTAGCAATCTTTTGTAAGTCCTCTTTTAGCTTTGTAAGTTCTGGAGTCATCTCTCCTGCATCTTTTAGTCCTTTGTTTAAGTCTACAAGATGTTTATCGTGATATCCTTTTTCTTTGACTAATCCGTTGTATGCTAGTTTGATTCCTTCTTCAGTATATTCAACTTTCATACTTGACTCAACTTTAGAGATAAGTTTAGACTCTTCTGCCTTTATTCCTTTTGATTCGTCTCCAATTACTTCTTCAGTTTTGTGTTCGGTAACATTAGATTTTTCCTGTAATAGGATTTTTCTTCTATCGTCATAAGTTAACTTAGATTTTTCGTCTATTGTGTTTTGCATTGTTCACCTCCCTTCTCAGTAATTTTAATTTCATCTTCTTTTTCTTGTTCAAGTATTTTTTCAATTTGCTCTTTGTTAATTTTATAATTTTTTCTTAGTTCTTTTAATAATCTTACTTGTACAATTCCGTAATCTGTTAATGTGATTATAATTTCTTTTCCATTATGTCCATCGTATTTTGTTTTTTTTACTAAATTTACTCTATCCCATCTCGATATTAAAACAGATGCTGCACTTAATGATACGTCTCCGAGTTTTGCTAGTTCGGATATGTTTCTTGGTTTCTTTGCAACTTCGAATAAAAAGTTCATGTTCTTCTGGTTGATTATCTCTAGCATAGTGCATCTCCAAAAACATCTTTAATTATTTTGTCAATCTCTTCCCAGTCAGCGAAATGCGATCCGTCGAAATTTTCTCCAACCAATGAACCACAATCTTCCTTAATAATCTTTTTGAGTTTTTTGATTGATTTTCTAGTCTCATTAACTGGTACTGAATCTGGAAGTCGTTCACTCCCTATTGCCTGCAAGTATATTTTATCACTCAATGTTTTTTCTTTTGATTTTTCATGACAAATAATAAACGAATCAGCCGAAAGTGATGGATCAACCATAACCTTCATCCCTAAGATTTCAAACGTCTTAAATACGTTTCGTGAAAATGGTCCAAATTTTATGACATTTGGCTTCTCAAAATTATTCTCTATAAACATTCTTCTTCTTCTTGAAATATCTTCTATTGTTATTTGACTTCTCCATATATACCAATCATCAGCTTCTAGTTGTTTTGCATGAACTCTTGCGTGTGTTCCGTCATGACATAATATTCTCTCAAAGCCATCCTCACTTAAAACCCAGAAATGTTCTGATTCCCAATTTGGCCTAGTTATCTTTTCTCCAAGCCTCAAAACTCCAACAGCGACATCCCATTTCATTTGAGTTTCACTCTCCGGTCTTTATTGGTTCGGATGTTTAACATTGTTAGTGCCAATTTCACCGAATGACAATCCACTCCTACTTGCTTTACGATCGCGGATATAAACACTGGTTCGTCTTGTTCTTTTAGAAATCTTCGAATCTTTTCAAGAGTTGCAACATTAATATTTTTTCTTTCTGCTCTAGCCATAAATATAAGCATCTATTTTAGTATTTAAATGTTGCTATAAATAATCATTTTCAGAATTATAAGCTTTTTGTACATATTCCCAGTTGCCATTCCAATAATCATTAACTAAATATTTAACAATTTCTTCTGGTGTTTTATTATAAAATAATGAATGATAAAACTGATGGTCTCTATTAGAAACTAGTGCAATATTTTCTAACTTAGAACTTCCACCTCTAGATTTTGGTATTATGTGGTGGTTTGTTTTTGTTTTATCTTTTTGTTTCTTTGACTTATAGTATTTAGTCATATTCGTAGTTAGTATAAAAATTATTTAAACTTATCGAATCAAAGGACAAGGACTCATTAGAATATACCTTTCTAACTCATCGCCCTGAGAACATCTTACAATAAAAGTTTAACGTTTGTGCATACCATATAGGCAAATTTAGTCCTTTGATTTTTCATAGAATCTCCAATATTTTTCTTTAAAGTCGTGATACACTATCACTATCTTATTTTTTACTTTGGTCTTTTCTGTTATGAGTATTTTACTGAATATCCTTTGTTCAATTAACCACTTGCATTTTTCCTTTTCTTCTTTCTTCAGTTCTCCGGCCATCTTTGATTCGACCCCAATAATCTCATACATTTTAATTGGCTTCTTTGGAATAGCCCCTGTATCTAGGAAGTTTTCTTCCTCATCATAAATTCTAAATGCAATAAAGTCCGGGAATCCTGCACCCATCATCATCGGTCTGCCTGGGCCCGACCATTTGTTTTTTGCTCTGATTAGTTTTCCATAATTAATTGATTTAGCCATCATAGGAAAATCTTCTTTTCCCATATCTACTATTTTTTTTGTATCTTCTTCAATCTCAACATTATTTGTCCACTTATCCACAATCCATCCCTTTTCTTCCAAATTTTCTCGGACTCTAGTTTCAAAAGATGAACCTGCTGCTCTTGACTTTTTTCCTCTAATTACTTTCTCTTTGTCTTTTGTTTTTAGTTCTACCATTTTATTTTTGTAATCTCCTAATCATTGGAATTAATAAATTTTTTCTTTCTTTATGATATTTTGCTTTTGCTTTTTTTCCCCAACACTTATCGCATAGAAAATGATGATTTTTAACTTCTTTCCCGCATTTGCACTTTTTCTTGATTGGAATTATTTTAAATTTACAGCTCATGGTTCTGCTCCTGGAGTTCCTTGCCACTTTTGATATGTTATTCTTTGATGACATTCTTTACAAAGTAATACACAATTATCTTTATTATATTTTCCTCCGTTTGTTTTTGGAACTTTTCTGTGGACTTCTTTCCCTTCACGATCACACATATACATTTCACACATTCCTTCAGATCTATCAACTAAAAATTTTCTTAATTCTGCAGAACATTTGTCAGTTCCAATCATTGGTTTTGGTTGTTTTATCTTAAAACCCTCATCTTCATAAATTTTTACTAATGGCAATAAATGTTTGCACGGCTCCGCAACGTATTTTATATCAGAAAATTGACCAATCCTTCTTATTCTTCTCATCTCAAAATCTTTACAAGTACAATCTATAAAATAAATTAACTTAGATTTTTCTAAGAATTTAACTATTTGTTCGTATCCTCCGAAATCAAAGTATTTTGTTATTTTATCTTCCATTCTTCATCAAATACCCTTTTAGTTTCTTCCATCGTTAATCCTTGGACTACTAAGTTTTTATAGTCGAAGGTATTTCCGTTTATTCCGATTACCTTCTCTGTCTTGTTAATCACACAAACGTTTTTTTCTCCTTCCATTAATTTAAATCCTCCTCTAACTCTGCCACTAACTTTTTCAATTTCGAACATGCTTCTCTTTTGATAGAATCTGGACACATTGCTGTTCCTGGGATTTGATTTTTAACTCTTATAACGCATCTTACTATTGCAATTATATTTCTAGTACCGTCATTCGTAATTGCCAAATGGTCGTAATCTACAGACCCGTGTTCTCCCTCAAAAATTATCATATTAAACACCAACCTCTATTGGATTTTTTATTTCGTCTTCAGCAATAAAAAAGTTTTCTCTTAATTTTTGTGCTTGGTTTGAATCTTCTATATAACTACCATAATGCATTCTATCTGGCGCTCTATAATTCTTAGGATTAATAAGATTTGATAATCCATAAAGATTCCCAGAAGTAAGGAATAATTTTGGGACAACCATATCTGCTTCTGGGAATTTTTCTGCAATTTCTTCAATATAATAATTAATTAGAAATTCGTTGAATTTTCCACCAGTTTTAACATACTGATTCCAAATATATGTAAAATCAAAACTTGATATTTTTAATGTAATTGTCATCTCTCTCATTATATTAATCCCTCCTCATCTAGTCCTGCATCTTCCGTGTCTACTTCTTTTGGTTCTTTGACTTCTATTGGGTTCATTATCTCTGCTCCTTCACTCTGCATTTTATTCTTCTTAATTTCAAGTAATCTGTCAATTTCTTTTCCTGCTTCTGCTTTTGTCATCTCTGGATATGAATTTCCTCCGAGTGCTTTAATATACTTAGCTTGTCCTGGAGTTGCAAGTCCTTGAGTATTTATTTGTTGAAATTGTTTCGGTGGTCTTTGATTTTTAAAATAATTTCTATTAAATTCTTCTAGAGATTCGATTCTTTTAATCATATTCACCATTGCTTCTTCATATATTTTATTATCCATTGTGTTTGTGTTTTGCCTGTTATACTCTAGCAAAAGAGTAAAAAAAATAAAAAAAATTTTTGTTTGTTTATTCGGTTTTAATTCCGTATATTTCTTGACATTTAAGTTCTAGTCTTATTGTTGTTTCAAGAGCCTTATCTGGATCATCATCGTACACTTTAACCTCCCAGTTGTAGCCCTTTGTGTTTCTTACTACTTTTACACTGCTACGTTGTTCCTGAGTGAATTCTTGTTGGTTTTCTACTTCTTCAGCCATTATTCTGTTTTTGGAACTTCAGTTGTTTCTTCTACTGCAACTTTTGCGTTATTTGTAGCCCATCTTAGTGCTCTTGCAATTGCTCGAGTTTCTGCCATTCTCATAAAGTGTGGTTCTATCATCTTGCTACCGATTCCTTCTGCATCTCCATGAGCTGTGAATACTCTTACTTTTTCTTCTCCGTATTCTATACTTACAGTTGCGCTGAATACTGCTCTTTTTTTATCGAAGTCTACTTGAATTAATTCTGTTTTAATGTTTAGTTTATCACAGAATTCTTTATGTGCTGCATCCAATAAAGCTTCGAAGTTTGTCATATCGTCAAATTTATCGGACTTCTTTTCTTGTGGCTTTGAAATTAGCCTTAAACTGCCAACTACGCCATTATTGTACTCAAACTCGATAGTGTTACCTTTTGCAACAACATTCTTTACAAGCTCTTCTAGGATGTTTGGATCTCCTAAAACATTAAACCATATTGGCTTATCTGTTCCTGGAATAACATCTTTTATGTCATTTGTAATAAATCCTATTGAACCTTCATTTATCTTTGATATCGATAATGCTTTTATTTGTCTATTTAATATTTCCATTTTTACCTCCTTTCTCAGTTGTTTTAGTTTCATTGTTTTTCATAAATGGTATAAATCTCATAACTTCCAATCCTTTGTTTGTAATTCTTAAAGTTATCATGCGAATGCTGGAACCCACTTTCCGTTGATTGCGAAAAATTGATTTCCGCTTTCATCTAATTTACTTAAAATTCCGCCTACTTCAGATATTGAACCTTTGATGTGCTTATAATTAACTGAATCGTTTGTCCCACATTCTTCGAATGCTTTTATGATTTTCTCTGCACTTGCATTTTTCTTAAATTCTTTATTCATAAAATCTCCTCCAATAATTTTTTAGCTTTTTGTAAATTATTCATTTTGATACTCCAGTTTTACATAATATGCTTTTTCTCCATCGATTTCTTTTTCTCTAATTAAATATCTTACCTTTGATAATTTTTCATAATTTATTATTGGAGAGATTGACATTGAGCTTACTGTTCCTGTTGCTTTTGAAATTTTAAAAGTATCTGTCGGATTTTCTTCTTGATTAAAAATAAATGCCAGTTCTCCATTTTCTACATCGAATAAAACTTTGATTGTTCTAGACTCTTCTTTGGATGTAAAAGCTCTATTAAATCTTAATAATTTTGAAGTTATCTTTAGTTCTGGAAAACCTGCCTTATTTCCTTTTGATAATATTTGTTTAAATGCCATCTTCAATCTCCATACTTTTTTTCATTGATTCTGTGTACCCCTTTGGTAGAAGTCCTCTATCTTCATCGATTTGGCATTGCTCTATAAAATCTTTTATCATTTTATTTCTCCATTTAATAATTTTTGTGACACTATCTCCATTCTCCTTAATTTCTCTTCTTCTGATAAATTTACCCAACTATTTCGTTTCTCTTGTTCGTAATTTCTAGCTTTAACCTTCTGAACAGCTGTTTGACATACTGGGCAAAATCTTGCATTATGATGAGTATTGCTCATCATAACATTACAAATAGAACATCTCCTTGGGTTTTGTTTCTCTCTAATTTCCTTTTCTTTTTTATGTATTATTTTCATCCTCGCCCTTACTCTTTTTTCTGATTCAACTCTAAGTTTTGCCCTACATTTTATACAACAAGTATCTTTCCTTGTTCCCTCAACTTCTTCTCCACACACAGGGCATTTCATTTTCAATTTTATCCTTTCGCTCATTTTAATGCCCTCCTTACTGCGTAGTATGTTTCCTTAGCATAAAAGTTGATTGTCTTAAGTAATTTCTTATAATCGATTGCTAATAAAGCACATCCACCCATAATTAAAAAAATGGATCCTGTTGGGAGTGGTAGTGTGATTGTTCCGATTCCTATCATTGAGTAACCTATGATTTTCTTTACTAGTGTTACTGGTTTGTAGACCTCGACTTGCGAAAAAAATTGCATTCTTTTTCTTGCTTGTTGTAGTGTTAGTGTTTCTTTTTTATTCATTGTGTTTCCCTAAAATATACACGTCTATTCCCTTTTTAAAACTTTCTATTTTGCAAAATGTCTAATAATTGGTAATAAAATCTAGTTTTATCGTCGGTAAAAATATTTTTAGAGTTCTAACTATAGAAAAATGTTAACTCTACTTGTGTTTCTCTGGGTGCTTTTCTTTCAATTTTTGTTTCTTTTGGTATTCCATATTTATCGATTATCAAAACATCCAGATATATTTCTGGTGCCATTTATTTTATTAAGAAATATGTATTTATATTTGTTTCTCTCTGCAAATCTCTTCTTCTATTCTCATTATCTTAAATAAAAAACTTCCATCACGATCGGATTTAAGTCCTAGTCTCCAACTTCCTTTTAATTCCATTCTTCTTCACAAGGATCATTATTTAATAAATATAAGCACAATTCATATCCACTCAACAATTCATATCCAATGTATTTCTTGTTGAATTCTATTAGTGATTTTAAAAAGTATCCTCTCACTATCTCTTCAGTAAAATTTCTTAACTCTATTTTTTTCCTTATTCTAATCCACTTTTGATTTCTTTCTTCTTTTGCTAGTTCTGCTCTTTCTTTTTGGCTTGGTCTGTTGGCCCACTCATAGTCACTTTTTGACATTGGATTTCCAAAATAGTCAGAGTGGAAGTAGTTATTCATAGTTCTTTTCTCTGAATTTTATTTAAATTTCTTGAACATTTAGAACTACAGCATACAGAACTTGATCTTATAATATTATTTGAATTTTTTATTAATCCTTTCTTTTTCATTGCAAGGAATTTATTTTTACAAGCTTTACAGATTTTTATTTCAGTATTGGCTTTTAAATATTTTAATCTAGAAGTATAATTGTAATTCCAATTCAAATCCATTTTAATCATATTCCGGTCCTCTGGATTATCTCACTTGCTTCTGCGATTAGTTCGATTGCTGTGATTCCAGTTTGACTCTGCCAATATTTGGCCGCTACCTCTGCTTCTCCATATTCTCGATTGAGGATCTTCCGCTTAAGGATTCGGATCGCGTTTGCTTTGCTTGCATGCTTTGTCTTGTTCCATGATTCGAATAGTTTGATTTGTTTTGTTAGCTTCTCGATGTCCTCATCAATCTCCTCAACCTTCTTGTTTGCAACTTTCCTTTCTTCCAATAAAATGCTCAGTCTGTTTGCCGGGTTGATTCCTGCATCCCAATTCTTTGCCAAAAATCCAACCATCTCACTTTGGGATAATCCTTGGAACTCTGCAATTTCTCTCAGTATTTGTTTTTCTTCTAGTCCTAATGAAAAACTAGTTATTTTCCAGTCCTTCCCAGTTTTTGGTCTAGCCATTTTTTACTCCATTTATTAATTCTTCAATATATTGACTCATAGATTTTTTAACTTCAAAGGCATCTTTTCTTAATTTTTCTATTGTATCAATACTTAAATAATAAGCTACAACCTTTCCATCTTTTAATTTTGGTCGACCACTCCCTCTGCATAATTTATGGCAATCTAAACATAAAGTTTTTCCATTAGAAACATCAAATCTTAATTTGGGGAAATCCTTCCAAGACTTTATGTGGTGTGCATCTCTGCCCTCTTTACCACATTCTTGACATTTAAAATTATCCCTCACATTGACTCTGGATTTCCACTCAGAGTATTCCCTACTTCCTCTTTCCATGAATTAGTTAAATAACTCTTATTTAAAAAACTTCCTATCTCCATCGGAAGCAAATAGACACCTATATTTCCACTCCACAGAAATCTTTTAGGTTAGTCGTTTGTTAATTAATTAATAATAATTATAATAATTAAATAACTTATTATATTATCATTATAAATATCTCCACAGGAAACAATGGGGGGTTATTTTGTTTGTGTTTTTAACTATTTGTCTTCTATAAAATAAAAAAAAGACCACAATTTCTTGTGGAAATTTTTTGTTAATAAAAAAGTAAATTTACTTAGATTCGTACTTTCCTAACCACTTATATAATGCGTTTACTATAAATGGAAGTATTGTTGCAACTATTGTTTCTGCTGAACCGTAGTCTATTATTCCTACAGAATTACCTATCCAACCAACTACTGCAGCGCCTAAAGTTAATAAAAAAGATTTTCCAATTTTCTTCAAACCAACAATATCTAATTTTCCGCTTGTTATAATTTTTGTTTTTACCATATTACCTCCATTCTAATTAAAATAAACCAAATGTCCATGACCCAGTATAAAGAACAAGTGTCATATGAATAGTTCCAATTATAGCTCTTACATAATCTATAATATTTAACTGTTTCTCAGTTAGACCTTTTTTCTTAGTAAATGTTAATAATTTATTCATATTGTACTGAAATATAAGTTATTCTTTATTTTTATATTTTTCTATTTCAAGATTTTGCTCTTTTAAATATGAAAGTAGTTCAGTTTTTCTTTCTATTCTTTCTAATAATTTTAGATCTTCTAAATTCTTTTTAAATTGTAAAAGTTCATTTATTCTTTCTTTTGAAAAATCTGCTTTTTTAAAAAATTCTATTAATTCAGTTTCTACTTTTTTATTATTTTCTAATTTTTCATTCAAATCTTTTTCATTAACTTCTGGAAACACAAGATTTCCATCTAGATCTACTAAAGACCCACCTATCCCAAATTTTGAATTCATATTAAATTTTATCGAAATCTATTTCTTTTCCTTTAAAAGATTCAAGACTTTCTTCTTTTTTAATTGGTTTTGCGTTTTTATATTTCTTATCAAGAAGTTCTTTAACCTCTAATTGCCATTTTGGCATACCAGTAATTGAATTGATTTTCTTTGATTCAAGACTTAGTCCAATATTATCAAAACCATAATCACATTCTGTCTTAACTCTTAAAAGTCCCTCAGATTCAAAAATATCTATTATTTTTATTTTCATTTTAACCTCCTTATTAAGTATCTAATTCGTGTTTGCATTTAATTACCCCTTTTATTAAATCTGGTGATGCGCTATCTGTTATAATTCTTACTCTCCATAATCCTGCAGCATCTGGATAAGTTCCACTATCAGAAATATCTACCTCTGTTTCGAGAGTTTTTTCAGTATTTAATATTGAGTGTTTATTTGTCCAACTACTTCCGTTCCAAAAATCTAAATAAATACTGACTTCTGATGCATTAAGACTTGCTGCGTCTGAGACAGAATCTCCAATTGAAACATTATGATTATGGCTATCGGCTGCATATGTTCCGTCTGCGTGAAGATGGCTATCAGCAGAGAATGTTCCGTCTGCGTGAAGATGGCTATCAGCAGAGAATGTTCCGTCTGCGTGAAGATGGTTATCAGCTGCATATGTTCCGTCTGCG